TGTGCTTTCCACGCTTGACCACCGTTAGCATCAGGGTTATTATTACCACCATTAGCACCTAAATTATCATCAGTACCCCATCTGTGAGTGTGAGAACCTGTATTGTTGGTTTGATAGTTACCACCACCATGGTGGTGATTTCCACTATTATTAGTATTACCACCGTGACTATGACCACCAGTATTATTGGTTCCATAATTACCAGAACCATGACTATGTGATACAAGGGTAGCATCATCACTACCACCAAAATTACCAACAGTGTAATTACTTCCTGTACCAGCACCAACAACAAATCTATTTCTTAAATCTGGTGTGCTATTAGTACCATTACATAATACCCATCCAGCGGGGATAGCATTTTCTGCGCCAGACCACATGATAATGCCGCCTGATGGGAAAGCACTCGCTAATTGAGAGGTCAGAGCAAGTGTTCCTGATGTTGTTGGGAAGGTAATGGCTTGATTATTACCACCAGTCTTAACAACAACTTCAAGTGTCCCATCTTCAGAACCAGAAGTTGGATCAAGAATTTTACCCCTTACTTCAACATAACTTTGAGTAGTTCCAGCACTATTTTTGCCTTGGAAATCTAGTTCACCAATTAAATCATTAGCAGCAGGAGTAGCACTATCTCTAAGGAGATTGATTGAAGGTTCTGGTGTAGGACCTGCATCAGTAGAAGTCAGTGTAAGAGAATCTGTCGCTGTAATCGCACCACCAGAAGTTACTTTGATGATGTAGCAAAGGGAATAATATGGTGGAAGATTTGCATTTGTTGCTGATGAACCTTGAGAGTCAGTTCCAGGAGACTCAGCACCTGTGCTACCACTAACTCCTGGTGATGAACTTCCTGTATTTCCACTAATTCCAGGAGATTCAGAACCCGTGTTTCCGCTAATATTTGCCGTAGAATTTCCAGTATTTCCACTACAATTTCCACTTACATTGTGGTTGTGGGAGTTATCCGAAGTTGTCCACATCTGTCCACCACCACTAGTGGAACTATTTGCATCATACGAATATGGTCCAGCACTACGATTACTCCAATTAGCAAGTCCATTAGCAAATGTAAGTTGGTCATCACCAGGAAAAATATGATAGTGGGTATAAGTATTGGTGTTTCCACTTATATTTCCATTGAAATTATGAGTGTGACCATCTACTGATAATGATCCGTCGTTGTGACTATGACTATCTACTGATAATGATCCGTCGCTGTGACTATGACTGTCTACTGATAGTGTTCCATCACTATGACTGTGACTGTCTACTGTATGGGAGTGAGATACAAGAGTAGCATCGGCACTACCACCAGTTGCTGCTAAAGCGAAAGAAGTTCCTTCACCAACAACAAAACGATTTCTTAAATCCGGCACATTGAAAGTTGTGCTTCCATCACCGGATCCATGTGTAGTACCGATGGCATTGAAAAGATCTGTATTAGCAACTCTACTGATAGCAGAACCATCACAGAGCAAGTATCCAGATGGAACACTTGCTGCTGTTCCAGACCACATACTTACGGTACCAGCAGGTGCTCCGTCTACACCAGCACCACCTTGACCACCGCCACCACCATCTACTTCAGCAGTCCAAGCAGATCCAGTCCACTTTAGAACATGACCAAAAGTTGGAGATGCTGGGACATTTACATTCGCCAAATCACCTAAGTTTTCACTATTGATATTGGAGATGTAAGTATTGGTATCAACAGTGTAAGTTCCAGCGCCAGTGCGCTTCATAAAACCATTAGCACCGAAGTCACTATCTTCGATGTATCCTACAGTTGCATGATTACCCCAACTAAATGCAGTGTTCCAATTACCAGAATTATCAGTAATAACACTATATGCGCCAGGAGTAGCACCTCTCTTTAATAATCCTTCAGAGGTAAAATCACCATCAACAACCACATCAGCGTGTGATGTTTCTTGAATAACATAATCAGATGATCTTTCCCACTTACCTGAAGTAGAGTTATATTTGATTATTTGATTGTTAGTTGCGTTAGCAACATCATTATCAACATCTTGAAGACTATCAAGATTCAAAGCACCTTGTCCACCACCAAGAGCAACCCATTCTGGTGCTTGTCCTGGACCATTAGACTTTAAGAAACGCCCAGCAGCATTAGTCGGTGGTAGAAATACTGTCGTATCAGCAGCATCTTGATATGGAATTGATCCTTTCTCACCACCTTTTATGTTCTCTGCGGTGAGACCACTACTACCAGCAGCAGTTATAGAACCTTTTACAACTAAATCTCCATCAATAGATATACCCTTCTTAAGAGTTACATCTTCAGCGAAGAATACATTGCTAAGAAAACGAACCTTTGCAGCAAAGGTTTTCTCAAAACTAGTTTGACTCGGTATAGATGACATGATTATAATGCGCTAATTGCACTCTTAGCAATCTTAACTGCTGCTTGAGCACCAAATCCACCAGCTCCACCAGATGCAGCAATAGCAATATCTTCTGCTTTAAGACCAGAGAAGACTTGATTCAAGAATGTCTTTTTATTGACTTCTGTTGCTATACAATCGGGTCCATAAGAATGTGGGGCGTCACAATATGCTTCTTTTGCTTTAATATCAAACTTTTGACCAACATCAAATGTAGCATTACCACCACATTTGAACTTAATATCTTCTTTTGCTTCCATAATGATGTTAGCACCCTTGATCCTAATATCACCATTTTCCTGAGCAGTAATAACAACACTGCCCTTCATTCCACTGATGACAATATCAACACCACCACGATCATTATTCTTTCCACCACCACCGATAATTTCAATGGTTTGATCGTTATAGATGTGATAAACACCTGCCTGGTTCATACCACATAGGGAAATATCTCCACTATCAGTATGGGCGTACTTCTCATACACACCAGCACCAAGGAATCCATTCGTAGGATTGTTTACATCAATCCTGAATTCTGGTGTGTATGAAATAATCTTTCGTCTAGCCCAGTTATTGCTCATATATCAGTCCTCCTACCGTATTTAGTATCCTCCACCATATCCACCGCCAGAACTTGGTGGAGGTGTTGGAGGGGATGGAGGTGGTGTTGGTGTTGGAGATGGTGGGGGTGTTGGAGGGGATGGAGGTGGTGTTGGCGTTGGAGATGGTGGGGGTGTAGGTGATGGGGATGGTGTTGGTGATGGGGATGGTGGGGATGATGTAGTGCTTTGATCACCACTAGATGTGGTGGTTGATGTTGATGGGGGTGTAGATGCTTGTGTTATTTGGGTTGTAGTGCTTACAGACGTTGATGCAGATCCAAGACTTTCTGCTGGAGTATTATAGATGTGCTGATGAGGAGTTGATGTATGTTTAGCACCAACCATCTTTCTTCCAGTTGAAGGATGTAAATGGAATGGTCCATAATATTTTTTACCATCAACATAACCAACGAAGTCATCATCTTTAGAGATACAATCAATAACCTGCTTGACTACACCTTGTAGTTCTTCTGGTCTTACTCTGAGTCTAGGTCTCAATATAGCACCAGATCCTGTCTTGGAGTTAATAATAAACTCCATAGCATCAACAATTGATGGGAATTCAAGGATTGACTCACCATCTCTTTCAACAGGAACTCTATTTACTTGGAAGATACTTCCATTACCATCTACATTGATTTCATATTCATTACCATAGTTATCCGTAACAGTATCATTTTCTGGATCATATCCAGAACCACCATCAATAATATTAGGTCCATTCTCATCATCTGGAATATAATCTTCAATATCAGTAGATGGTGTATAATCTTGACCTTCTGTTACGATGTAGATATCTGTAATCTCCCCAAATGTTGGTGAGTCTGGATCATAATCAATTCTAGACCTAGCAGTAGCACCAAATCCCTTTCCACATTCATCAACAATCTCAACAAATGGTGGGAATGTATATCCTCCACCACCATTCACAAGATCAACACCAATCATACTTCCAGTTAAACCTCTACCACCTTCGGCAATTTGAAGGATAGCATTGGCAACACCACCTTTACCTTTTCCGCCACCAAAGATTTTAATTTTAGTTCCACCACACCCACCAAGTTCTGGTGGACCAGCATAACAATTACCAAGAGCACTCTTGAATCCAGGAGCAGAAACACTTGGATTAGCAAAGTCAAATAGACCAAGAGAACCAATATCTCCAGCAATGTCTTGAATTGCTTGGAGAGGTGCTTCCGCAAGTGCTTTAGCTTCGTTAGCAACTGCTAAGATCTCCTCAACAGGAACACCAGTCTTATCGCTGCTTCCTTTTCCAATTACCCATTCATCAGAAGAGAGATCAAATTCTGGAGCAACTTCATTACATCCAAGTTTATCTGCGAGACCTAAGATTGCACCAGCAGTTCCACCAAGGAATTCTCCAACATCAAATCCGTTAGATATTAAATCCAATGCTCCCATAAAAGGTTTCAGGAAACTTGTTACTCCACCAATGATATGATTCATTAGAGCACCAACAACTTGATCACCAATACATTCAACAAAGTTGAATACATTCTCTGCTACATTTGTGAGTACACCATTAATAATATCTCCAAGACCATTGATAATATTATTTGCTACACAAGGAATAGCATCAGACAATTCTTTTACTGGACCAATGAGTAATGCTTGAGCGATTGTTCCTGCTTTTTCAGCGATTGGATCGCTTTGTGTTGCGGCAAAAACTGTTGCATATACACCATCATAAAGAATCTGTAGTCCACCATTTAATGCTGGAACCAAAGCATCAGTAAGATTCTTGGTCATATCACCAACAACCTTCATAGCACCTTTTTGAATGCTAGCAGTCATACTAGCAATTTCACGCATAACAGATTGTCTAGCGTTTCCGACAGCATCTTTTACACTATCAGTTATTGACTGGACCTTAGCAACAAAGTTTCCAACCTCTGTTTTGATTGTACGAACAGCACTAGCGGCATCCGAAGATGCTGCTAATACTTTTTGACCGATAGCAGGTGAAGCAGATTTTAATGCCGTCTCTGTGCTTGCATTTTGACCTGTTGCTTCTCCTACTCTATCAGCAGTCTTCTTATCAGTTGCAATAGGGGAAACCTGAGATAAAGAATTCTGCTCACTTGATTGACTGTTAGCAACAATACCGCCATCATTCTTTACCTTTTCAGTATTGCCTGTAAAAGGAACAAAAGGTGCTTGAAATTCACTAGTTGCAACCTGAGAAGTTCTTCCAAAGACTCCCATGATAACTGGAACTTGTCCATTATCACCATCAAGAAAGAATCCAAATACAGTATCTCCAGGAGCAATAGAAACAGATGTTGATCTATTTTGAGCACCAGAACCATCAGTGGTTCCCATCAAGATAGTTGCCCAAGGTAAATCTTTGTTAGGAAGTTCTACAATACTATATGGATGATAACCAAGGATACGAACCTTGATACGATTACCCCATCCACCACCATTCTGCTGAAGGTCATAGTCTTTACCTTCAGGGGGAATTTGTCCCACCCACCAGCGGAACCCATCCCGCCCCATAAAATTAGTTTTTAAAAATGACTCCTCTAACATTATTTTTCTTTATTGTTTGGACTAAACTGACCGAAAGTATCTCTAACTAATTTTGCAGAAGTATATGATCCTTTAGAGTCAAAATGGTGACATAACTCTTTAATCATATATAGACCACTTTGCTCCTGATCATACTCTTTCTCTTTTTTAGTTGTTGTAGCAGGAAATAAGCACTCAACAACATTACCTGCTTCCAAATCGGTATTACAAGCAACAGTAATAGTCAATGTTTGAGTGAATAATGTATTGTATCTCATCAATGATTGAGATTGGAATTCAAGAGCATCAGCATTTTTTTCAGTTGATACTCCAATCTCAAGAGTTCCTAAATCAACAATACCAGTCATCATTCTGGTAGGAACATCACCAATAGATTTATCAGGGTCATCGGCAAACTTTGGAAGTTCTATCTTACCACCAAGATTTCTTGAGTTATCAACATAATCACTTATCCTAAACTTACCTTTATCTGGACCAGTAAAGGCAAAGTTCAGTGGATTAAAGTATGCACGGAAACTAGAATATGCACCAAGACGAAGTTTCTCAAGCATATTCTGATTTCTATTGGTCACATAATTAATGATTTGAAAATCTTGTGCTTCTTTGTTGGGATTTACAACATCATTAGCATTATATGTTACTTTCTTTTCTTGCGAGATAAGTTTATCTAAGGACTTGAACTTATATCCACTTTGAGTTTCATAGAAACAATAACCAGCAGTTCCATTTCCTTCAACTTCTGGAACACCTTTCGATGCTAACCAAGTCAGCACAGTGAATGGTTTTCTCATATTACCAATGAACCCATACTTGTTCATTGTCTTATCTACTTCCACAGTTTTTGAAGTTCTCAAGTAATCCTTAATAATCTTCTCAGCAGAAACAGATATTGGTGAAGATGTTGGAAACTTTACAGGAACTCTAGCAGTCTCATTGGTAATTGCTTCTCTTGAGCAGAGATTGAGAACAAATGATTCTGATTGATTGTTGCTAATTACGTTAGTAATACTAGAGACATAGAAGTATTGACTCCTGTCTGAGAAATCTAGTTTATCTTTAATCCTAATAGATACTCTTTCGCCACCTCTCAAAGGTAATCCTTGGTATATACCTTTTCCATTGACAGTATTGCCAGTGTTAGTAATTACCATCTTCAAGGTTATTGTTGGTGAAAAAATATCCTCATAATAATCAATTGACTGAACACCAAGTCTAAGGTCAACCGTAGTTGACCCATCATTAGATTCGATAAGTATTTCTTCGTAAATCGAAGGATCGGACAGAGACATTATACGTACTCTAACTCTCTAAGAAGTGCTTTTGTGATGAAACTATTTAACGTAGTTCCGCTAGGAATAGAAATAGATTCTTCACTACCAGATTGAGGCATTGGCGCAGAAGGAGAAGAACTTGATGGAATTGGAACAGTAATAACAGATCCTCTCTTCTCTGGTGTAACACCCTGAGCAACTTGACTTCTGCTTCCAGTTCCTTGAAGGTCAAGTGAAGGTCCACCTACATTAGAAATAGTGTTTCCTGGCGCAGATGATACCATCCCATCAATCTTTGCTTTTGTAAGACGAATCAATGCAACATAAGGTGCTGGTGATGTATTACCACCATAATTTGTTGATCCTCTTTCAGTAGATGCTTCTAAGTGAATGTGAGGTCCAGTAGAACGTCCTGTAGAACCTGTGATAGCAAAAGATGTCCCTGCTGGAACTTTACCAGAGGGAATAATAATTTTACTATTATGTGCAAATCTCAGTTGAACTCCTTGAGATGGAACCCAAAGATCAATCAAATATCCATAAGCACCATAAGATCCAGATGCAACAACTTCAGCATCAGCAGTTAATGAAATATAAACACCAGCAGGACAACTAAGGTCAATACCACCGTGTGGTTTTGTTCTAAAACTTTCCTGCATACCTCTAGTTGAAGTAACAGTTGCTCCCACTTCACCGCCAAGTAGTTGAGTAACATCTTGCCCAACTCTATATCTGGTGTTAGAATCAACCTGTGATGTTACAGAGGTATTAGTTCTAGGACCAGCTGCTGCTTTTTTGGCAGCAGGGAGAAACTGCTCGTAACTCCGATTAGTATATACAGACCAAGCACCAAAACCTTGCTGCTTGAGGATTTCATACGCTGCTTTAGCGTTTGTAACAGGATTGAATAATTCATCATTTGATTTAAGTCCAAATTGTTTTCTTCTTTCTTCACCTAACATATATCCAGGTTCGTCAAGCATATTAATCTGCCATAAACCATATGAATTGTCAGGATATGTTGTATTGTGCGCTCCACTCTTACCACCAGACTCTGCTAAAGCAATAGCAGTCATAAGAGGAACATCTTTTTCTGGAATACCTGCTGCTCTCGCGACTTGAACTATTTGTTTAGCATCAAGTGTTCCACCAGTAGGAAGAGATGCAGATCCTTCTTGACCTTGCTGTCCCTGTTGACCTTGTTGACCAGAACCAGGGGATCCAGGTTTATCTGGAAGACCAAGAATTTTTCTAGCAAAATTTCCAATAATCTTGAATAGATCAAAATCTTGGAGCATTTGAATCATATTTCTAAAGTCTTGTTCAAATGCTCTAGCACCATTTTGTAACTTAGTTACGCCTTTATCGATTATCTTTTTTTGTCCGAAGAAATCAAAACTAACAAGTTTAGTAAAGATATCACCAAGATTGGAAGTAAATCCTGTAAAGAAATTTACTGTTCCCTCATACCATCCTTTGAGTAAACCAGCAGCTTGTTGTATGCGTTGAGTTAAATCTTGAACTGTTTTAATAATAACAGGAAGACTTGTAACAACCCATCCAACTAAAATAGTTCCAAGGAAGTCCATAATTCTTCCAAGGAATCCTTTTGTGCTACTTCCAATGACCTTAGTAGTTCTGCGGAAGATACCACCTACTCTAGATGCCTCAATTTGATCTTCTTTTTCTCTCCTCCTAACTGCTTCTCTTCTTCTCCTATAAAGTTCACGCTTTTTAATTATAGCACGCTTTTGATTGCGGTTACCTTGAGTAAATTCTTTTATTATAACCGATGACGCACTATTTGCGGCACGAAGACTAGCACCAAAGGCATTGATGGAATTTTGAATTCCTTCTATACTATTACTATTTTTTAATAGAGAAGTTTTTATTTTATCCATCAGACTCCTAATACATTGAAGTTAGAAATAGCACCAAAGGTATAGATATTATCTTCATTGTTGGTTGCATAACCTTCTACACCACCAATAGGACCAGAAGCAGCAGGTGCTGCTGCTGTTTGTGGTTCATTTGATGGAGTTTGCATAGGTACAACAGTTACACCAGGTTCAGCAACTGGTTGCGATACATTTTGTGCAACTGTTTTACTCTTATTCATTGACTCCAACATTGATGGTGGAAGAGTTCCATACTTACCAATATATTGTTCTTGTTTGATATATTCTGTGGTTTCTGGGTCAAGAACTTTTTGACCTGATAGATTCGCTTCCGAACCCATAGGTTTTGATAGATCAACTTCACCATTACCAACATCAACTGTTAATTTTACTTGACCATATTCTGCTTCTTTCGTTGGACCTGCAGGATCTAGTTCTGCATCACCCATTGATGACATGGATGTAAGCAAGTCTTTCGACATTCTTGCTGTAAGATCTGCAGAATCTCTTAAAGACTCTATCGCACTCGTCGCATTATTGAGTGAAAGACCACCTTTACCAAGATCCCCTTTACCACTTTCAGTTTCTACTTCGGGTTTTGGCGTTTCTGGTTTTAAGTCTGGTGTTTCGGGATTAGATTCTACATTATCTGCAGCATCTGTGGTTGTAGTTGTTTGTGCGTCAGCATCAGGATTTTTTTCTGGTTCTGGTTCTTTTTCACCATCTCCAACCTCAAATATTGGATCAAATCCAGCAAATTCGGCAAGAGCATTTGCTACTGTCTTACCAGCGTCTACAATAAAAGTAAGTAACTGTCTTCCTGGTTTTGTAAAAAGTCCAACGGCAGCAACTGCTAATAGTTTTACACCAAGGACAGAGAATGTTCCCAGGAGAGCAGCAAGACCCAACTTGATTCCTGCGTATATAGTACCTATAATTGCAAGATTTTTAAGAACATTATTTTTGATTTCATTTAACTTATCTTTATTTCCTTCACTCAATGCCTTCAAGGTTTGAACACCTTGATTCAACAACCATCCACCAAGAATAGCAACAAAGAAGTCTTGAAGTCTACCCAATGTAAACTGTGCTTTGTTAGCAATCTTTTGAGCAGGTGCTAATGCTGCTGCTTGTATCTTTTTCTCAATCTGACTTTCTTTTCCTTCCCTAAGTTTCTGCTCAGAGAGTCTTCTTTCTAATTCTTGATCTTGATTATCTTTCTGTTCTTGAAGTCTTCTTGATGTAGTAATCTGAGTACCAATAACTTGAAGAGAACCAGTTAATGACTGCATCTGGGCAGTAAGATTCTGTATCTGTGTAGATACAACACCAAGTTGTAATGAGTTTTTAGTAATAAGTGCTTTAGACTCAGCAGCATCCTCTACGGCAGCAGGAGCAACCGCTCTGCCTGTGTAGGCAGCAGCGGACATTCTTGGTCCTCTACCGAATATTGGGGAAATCTCAACCATTCTGCTGTTGTGCCTTTAGGTTTTCTTCTTCAATATACTGTTGGAGGAAAGCAAGGTAAATTTCTTTCTCCCACGGTATCATATTTTCTAACTCTGTCAAGCTATATTTATGATGCTGCATCAAGGCAAAATTGATTCGAAAGTATGACTCAAGATCAGTATGAGCCATACTCACCCGAAAAAACTTGCTAAACCCTCAAGTACAATCTCATTATCAACTCCCGTGTTGGGATTCTTGACTACAACAGTGTGAGAAAGTTTAGGCATTGTAGCAAAGAAAGTTTCAATCTCTTTGAATTGCCTAGAGTTCAACTGTTCGATAAAATCCTTTAGTTCTTTCTCAGTGCAGTCAGCAGCAGACCACGACTCTTCCTCATTGTAAATCTGCTCAATACAGGACATAATGATACCAAAGGTATCTTCAACACCAGCATCAGCAACAACGAAGTTGTTTTGAATAAACTCATTCATTGAAGGATATCTCATCCTAAGAGTCAATTGATCATCAAGTTTGATATCTCTTGAGTGTTCTTCATCATGTTGAATTTGAATTGAATCCAAATCAATTACAGTAGGAACTTTTGTGGTTCCATCATCAGGACAAGTCACAAGAACTTCTACTTCCTCACCAACAGACTTACCACGAATGTTGAGGAACAAGTATTCGATATCAAAAGTAGAAAGTTCTTCTACTTTGACTCCACGGGTGAGGATGCAGTTCTTGATTACATCTTTGACTGCACCCGCAATCTGCTTTGTATCTTCGCTTTCCATAGCGACGATCAAAACCTTTTCTTCCTTCACTAAGAATGGTCTATACTTAATCTTCTTCTTAGTCGAAGGTATCACCAACTCATAGGTTGGTGTAGCAATCTTTGGTAAAGGCATTACAATTCATGCACATCAGTAAAATTATTTAGTGGGGTTAATTGCGACCTCTAGCACTAGCATCATTAGATGATGTAAAATTAGAATTACTAATTTGAGTATTACTTAATATAGAAGTATCTGGATTAACATTAAAAAGATTCGCATAATTATTCGAATTCAAGAAACTTGATGTTTTTAAACCAAGGTCATTGGGGAGATTAAATGCATCACTGAACGATGCACCATAAACATCTTTTGAACCTTGAGAGAACAATCCAGAAAAATTTGGATTTGTTAGATTATTACTATCACCAATGAATTCATTAATTGAGCGAGATTGTCCAGAGTAATATCTATCATAATGGAATGAAGCAGATGCCTTCAGGATTGTTGAACCCTCATATGAAACTGGTGTTGCATTCAATGAGATTGGGAATAGTCCAAAGAATCTATATTCAATATATCTCTTATAATCTCTTTCAAACTTGACAATTCTAGTTTCATCACACTTATATTCACTTGGATATCTCATCCTGAAGTAGTAACCCTTACGAAGTGGATTGACCCCATCTTTAGTTTCACTACCAGAAGAGATAAACTCCATCCAGTGCTCTAAGAACTTTAATGATCTGTAAGCATTATCAACATAGAACTCCATATCCATTTGGACAAAAGTTCTAGTGTGTGCGAACTTCTCAGCAACCCCAGTAAAGTTACCGACCACATCAGCAGTAGCAATTCCACTACCTGGAAGTGATGCTCTACTACAAAGCAAACTAAGATTATCAGTGATAAATCTATCATTCATCCCTCTATCACGGAGATGAGTTCTTAAATTTCCACTTAGACCACCAAACTGAACAACAAAATGAGAGGTCTGTGCTACTTCAGTTAATGTTGGCTTTATCTGAGATATCTTTTTCGGAAATGGTCTAGGCACTCTAAATACTCTTAGGTGATTGTTTAGTTATTTAGATGTCATATAAGGGAAAATACAAACCATCTTACCCAAAGAAATACAAGGGTGATCCAACCAATATCATATACCGTTCTCTTTGGGAGCGCAAACTGATGAAATATTTGGATCTTAATGAAAATGTTTTGGAGTGGCAGTCTGAAGAGTTCTGTATTCCATATCGTTCTCCCATTGATAATAAAATTCACAGATATTTCCCAGACTTCTTTATCAAGTATAGAGACACCAGCGGTAAAATTAAATCGTCCCTCATCGAAGTCAAACCACTAAGACAGTGTTCTCCCCCACCCAAACCAAAGAGGCAGACTAAAAAGTATCTGAGTGAAGCATATGAGTATGCTAAAAATCAGGCAAAGTGGGAAGCAGCAAGAGAATTCTGTAGAGACAGGATGTGGGAGTTCAAAGTAATGACGGAGAAAGAACTAGGTATCAACTAATGGCGAAACGACCAACAGATACAGATACTAATGTAAACAGAATCCGTTCTGTTGTCGATGATCTAACAGGTCTCAAAGATCCTGATGATAAAATGTTAGAAGTTCTTGAACTTTTGACCCCAACTTCAGTTAGAGATATACAACCTGGAAAGTTGTATTTGTTCATCTACAACGCCAAGACACCAAATCTTTTATATGATCAGAATCCTTTCATAGCAGTCACAGATGTATTTCAGTGGGGATTCCGTGGATTCAGTGCCCACTGGAGAAAACCAAGACAATATACATGGAGTGAAGTAGGAACCAGTGTGTATGAAGTCTATCGTTCTGAGGTAACTGATGTACTTAGACTGTCACTTATGAATAAGCGTCTAAATAACTAAAAAACTAGGCGAATGCCAGACTATAACATAGATCTTAAATCAAATTTTGATGCTAAGTCTGCCTTTAAGTTGGGTAGTGATTTGGCTAAGAAAGGTGAAAATCTTTTAGATCCTAAGATGCCTAGGATTCTTAGGTATCCTCTTGCTGCGATTGATAAGTCGCAGGATATGCTGCTGATTAGAATATACAATAATGTTACAAATATGCCAGGTAAAAATGATATTACTACGGTTACCGACATAAAAGATGCATCAGGTAAGACAATTCGTTCTGATGTTAATTTTGCACCAATAAAATCTAAGTCTGATAGATTTAATGAACCAGAGGTAGGAAAAGAATTAGAAAAAAATGCGAGATATATCTACTTACCAATTCCACAGCAAGTAACAGACTCACTCACTGTTGGATATGCCGAAGATACTTTGAATCCACTTCAAGCTGCTGGAATGGCTCTTGCCGTTAAAGGAATTACTAAACCAATAGAAGCAGCTGGAGCAATTGGAAGAATGATTGCGGGGGCAACTAAAGGTGTAACACCGTCCGATATAAAAAATCTTACAACAGTTCTTGCTGGAAAAGCGATCAATCAACTTGGTGCTAATGTTAATCCACAATCACTGATTACTCGTTCTTCTGGTCAGATTCTTCAGTCTAACTTAGAACTTCTCTTCAATAATGTAACTCTTAGAACATTTCCATTTGTTTTTGATTTTACTCCAAGAGATCCTCAAGAAGCACAGATTGTAAAAGATATAATCAGGACAATCAAGAGGGCAACAGTTGCTAAGAAAGGTGGTGGAATATTCATCAACTCTCCAGACTTATTCCAGTTCCAATATATTGCTAATGGAAATCAAGATCATCCGTTCTTGAATAAATTCAAAGTTGGTGTCCTTGAAAACATTTCTGTTGATTATACAGCATCTGGAACTTATTCTACTTACAGTGATAAAACACCAGTTCATATTAGAATGTCTCTCACTATGAAAGAGATTAATCCAGTTTACGCTGAGGATTACGATAACGAACCAACAGGAGTAGGATTCTGATGAGTTATTTTAGAGAACTACCTGATATTTTATATCAGTCAAATTTACTACACAAAGTTTCTTCTCAAGAATATATTCGAATCAAGAATATCTTCCGTAGAGTAAAGATTCAAGATTGGATCGCAGAGAACACGAACTTTTTTAATAAGTATACTATTCGTGATGGTGAAAGACCTGATACTATGGCGGAGAGATTGTATGGTTCTTCAGATCGTGATTGGATTATTATATTAACTGCTGGCATCACAAATATTAGAAACGATTGGCCATTAGGAAACTATGATCTGTATCGTTATGCTGAAGCAAAGTATGGTACAGATCTAAATGCTATACATCATTACGAAACAATCGAAGTAAGAGATAACAAAGGGAGATTGATTTTACCTGGTGGTCAGAGAGTTGATCAGAATTTTACAATTCCTACACCTTATGATACTTCTGCAACTAACTTCTATGTTGGAGTGAGACCACAATCAGATAACATTGATTATAGATCAGTCAATAGTGATATCAATCCTGTAACTGGTGTTTCAAACTATGAATATGAAACACAACTGAATGAAAGTAAAAGAGAAATTGAAGTGATGAAACCAATCTATCTTCAACAGTTCTTAAATGATATGAGAGAGTTGATGAACTATAAAGAAAGTTCCCAGACAGTCAATGGTAAACTACTGACTACTGAGAACACTAGACTTATTGGACCATAAGAGTTCTAAACTCTTATCGAAAATCATAACGTATCGGTGTTTGCGGGATCTGTCTCTCCATTCACCTTCGGAGTCACCAATCTTTCCTCTTGAGTGTTTGGTACCATCTGAAAAGAAGAAATCTTTTTTTGCATCTGATAGACCACAATACTTAAAGTTACAAGCGCGATAGATTGTGCCACCATGATGCTCGCTATCAGCGTATGAAATGATTGCCCTGACTTTTGTTTCTTTTCTAAGTCTTTTAATCGCCCTGCTAACAAACCAAGAAGTAATGTTGTACTCTTCTTGCTGAGTATCAGGATGGATGCAAAGTCGTGAAAGTTCAAATAACCCTTCTTGCTCATTCCTTTCTAGACCAAATGCTCCTTTTGCTATTTCAGGAACAGGGAGACCTGTAAAGATACAGACTCCCTGGATGCCTCCAATATTCAGAGGACAGAATTCATTGTTTTTATAAAGACCGTAATTATAACCAGATTTAAAAGTCTTAGATATATCCTTTAAATAATGAAACCGCAGAAGTAACTCTGCGGCTTCACTCTTATTTACGCGGTCAATGTGGTAATCAGATTTCACTTGAATAAGAGATTAAAATATGCCGCCACCACTAATAGGGTGAGGCAGATCTGATTGTACTTCACTCTTCAGCAAGTTTTGCGAAGTAGGACAGTGCGTCGTCGTCATCATTAGAAGAACTAGATGCAACGATGTCTTCTGCGTTGAAGTCACCAGGGGTAGAGGTCACTGCGGGAGCAGTACCACGGTTAGAAGCACGGAAGTCTTCTTCTGCCTCAACAGTTTCCTGATCTTGGAAACGGGGAGTGCCCTTGTTACCAAGAACATAGTCAAGACGAGTCTTCAGTGCGTCATAGTCTTTGAACTGGTCGGCAGCAACAAATTCTTGGAGAGAAGATTGCTTCTTCCAGATTGCTTCCATTGCGTCATCGTCGTCCAAGAGTGCGCTTTGTGCAGCGAACTCAGAAGAATCGTAGTTACGATAACCTGCAACGTTCTTTGCCTTCAGTTTGAAGTTAGCACCCTGCCAGAAGTCAAAGGGATCAATTGCTTCCTCGTCCTCAAACTCAGGTTGCATAGCAGCAGTGAGTTTGTCGAAGATCTTCTTGCCGTACTTGTACAGCATCACACGACCTTCATTCTGAGGGTTAGCAGGATCTTTCACAACATAGATGTTGCTGATGTAAGTCAGTTTACGCTTCTGCTTACGGGCAGCATCTTTACCTGCATCAGTGCCGTTGTTCCACAGCATAGAGTTGTACTCAGATACAGGATCTTTCTGACCCAAAGTAGTCAGA